CACAGTAACGTTTTACTGTGCGAGGGGAGACGCGCACTCCTGCGTCACGCAACCTAATGGATACGATTGCGATAAAAAACGCAACCGATTCAATTGGGAAGCATAACGCCGACCCCATAGACGCGAACTTCCGCAAAGCGATAGTTTTACCGCTAGGCAGAGTCGCTCTAGTGCTACGACATGCAAAAACCTGCCTCCTAAAACAGGGGACAGACTCAAGCATTCTCCACACCAGATCAGCAGAGACGCGATCGCTAGCATCCGACATATCAAGAGTCGCAAGATTCTTCGATATGGAAGATGAAAGCGCCAACTTGGCGTTTATGTCTTGACGGGCAAAGTTTACCCGTCCGGACATATATACACTAGAATGCTCAATTCTAGGTATTAGCCAAGAAGCGATCGATTGCTGTATGTATTGCATACACACAGGTTCGATCGCAATGACACGCGGACTCTTCTGAGTTTTAGGGACAAAGACTACCCGTAAGGGCGTCTCGTCCCGGGGGATGAACTCACGCACACTGGTAAGGGCAAAACCCTCGGACCCGTAGTTAGCAATAGATCCTATTGCAAACTCGGAAACCGGGAATTCCACCGACAACCGCGTAGGCCAAGATGGGAACGAATACTTTTCGTTTCCTCTTAAACCTTCGCGAGTAGTCCCAGGACCATGTCGAGGAACATACTCCAAGTATGGGTTCCCGTAAGGGATCCCAGCAAGAAGATCAGTCCAAATAACGCGGCTGACACGACGAAAAACGTCATCCAGCCCGTTATCTTTGACATGGGAGCGTAGTTCATACTCACATGAGCTAAAGGCGGCTTCGGCAGCTTTTTCTCTCGAGCTAGTGCACGGGAGTTTAAGCTTCTTCGCGAATAGACAAATTTGTCTAATCGCAAAGATGCAATCCGTATCCGCTTTGGCCAGGAGTACTCCATCAGGACCAAAAACCCTATCCATGTACCCTCCAAGAAATTGGGGGCAGCATGTTCCTCTCCGGAAACGAAATTTCGGAAAGTGAGCGGGTGATAGGCGACCGACTTCAAGGGACCTTTCGAACCCTTGAGCGTAGGTTGGAAGAGTGATAGTGAGAAAGCTATCACCTTCATTAATGGTCCTCCTCTCGACTGTTCTTAAGTCGAGAACGGGGTCGACACCACACATTGTGCTGCATGACTGCAACACATGCACAAGGAGCCCTACGAGGCTTTTCAGGTCACCCTCCTTTCAGAAGGAAGACCTCCAAGGTCACGTAGCCGTTCGTCAACTTACACTACAAAAAGACTAGGTCTCACCAAGATTGACTGCACGACCGAAGACGGGCTCTACCGTCACCGCTCCTGCAGCAATCAAAAGTGAACCGATGCCCCGCATTTGTTGGCGGAACAGCGAACCTAGAGTTGTAGTGTTCTGAAGCGGGCCGCTAGGCGGCACGTCAGCCACGACATAGCACGACTGACTGAACGTTGTATTCTGATCAGGGGCCAAAAGCGAAGGCGTAAATCCCGTAACCGTGTAACGACACGTGATACGGTTTCTACGACCGAACTGATGACCAATGAACAAAATATGATCGTTCAGATCAGCGTCGATGGCGCGGTAAGTTGAATGATCAGACGCCCGTTCACTTGCTACAAAACTCAAGTCGCTAGTAGCGTCAGGAGTAATAGTGGTGAACTTGCGTGTGAGTACGAACGGTTCGGCAAACATCGGAGTTCCTTGTGATGTGGAACGGAATTTCTCATTTTCCGTTCCAAGGTTTACTCTTGGAAACCAAGAGTGCAGCAAGGATCGCAAGCTGACGAGGAGTAAACTCTTCGCGCTTGAGACCAAACCCAAACGGAGTGGCCTGTTGGCGCATCTTATTTACAAGCGAACGCTTGTAACTAAGAGACGCATCACCGGGAGGAAGATAAAAGTCAGAGTTAAGACCCTCTGACTGGTTAGATTCATCCCAATGACAACTAACTTCTACGTAATGTTCCTCCTCACGGAGTTCCATAGCGAAGCAGTTAGTCAACAGCTCGTTCTCGACCGCGTTATTCGAAAGGTTAGAGACTACGTCTCCAACATTCGAAAACCAATCGAGAAGCCATGACCACGGAATCACCTGATATAGTAAGCTTGGAGTAGGTTCTATTCCAAGCAGTACTTTTTTGGCTGATTCCGTCCAGCGATCCGACCCGATGTCTGGCACGTAGTAATAGAAAGTACCACATTGCCAGACTGTTGTTGTCTCAAGTTTGGCATAACTATAGTCAGCTTGACCAACTTGACCAGGATATGTGACGGAACCTCCGAACGGACCCAATAAATGGAATCCGCTCATGAGCTCATTCCCGCCGATTAGGGGGTCACTAAGATCCCCGAAGGGGCGAGAAAGAGAGCCCTCACATATGACAACAGGATCGCCGGTTACCACCTTCTTCGACCGTCTTCGAGTTTGGAGACCGTTTCTCGCTTTGAGGAGTTTAAGCCTCGAAGCGAGTTTCTGTTGGAAATAAAAGAAGTCTTTTAGATCCTTCAGAAACGGCTTCCAACCGAACTCCACGTTCAAGTATTCGCTACCCAAATCGGAGAACCGTTTGGTTTGCGACTTCAAGAACAATGGAAGCGTGGGAATCTGTCGCAACTCGATCACAAACTGACCGAGAGACGACACCGGGTTCCCAGGACGGTTACGCCTAATAAATTCGGTACCATCAGCATTAAGCTGAAGGACTGAATCAGAAAAGGCGTACTCAACGACAGGGTCTCTCCTAACAGCGGATGAACTGAAAGTCTCCGAGACAAAATCTCGGGAAATCGCAGGACGCCACTGAAGAGGAAAGAGTTCCGCGTCAAGAAAGTCACTAAATGGCTCGGTATAAAGACGACCGGCCAACATAGTGAGTTCCTGACCCAGACAAGGAAGCTCCGTTTCACGAAAAACGTGAAAAGGGTCATCCTCACCTGTCCACCGACCATCAAGAAACTTGTGGTTGGTAGAACGAAGAAGGGCTTTATGATCCAGATGCGTAACCCAGGAATCGAACGCCATTGACTGGCGAACAGAAAACTTGGTTATATCACGCTTCGGAACCATAAAGATACACTCCGAGAGGGTACCCGGGAAACCGGGTGGGTGTCGTTGTCG